AACAGTAACTTTCCCATCTCCAGTATATCTTAGAGGTGGAGAAGAACATGCAGTTGTTCTTCTGTCAGAATCAACTTCATATCAAGTTTGGATTTCAAGACTCGGTGAACCAGACATTACAACTGCAGGTTTACCAGAGTCGCAACAAATTTTTGTGACCGAACAACCACTTTTAGGTTCATTATTTAAGTCCCAAAATGCTTCTACTTGGACTCCAAGCCAATATGAAGATCTGAAATTTAATTTATATCAAGCGATATTTACTGATGAAGTTGGAGATATTAATTTTTATAATCCACAACTTAACATTGGTAACAAACAAATTGCTAATCTCTTAAAGAATCCTCTTGAAATGAATTCAAGAAAGATTCGTGTTGGATTGGGAACTACTGTTACTAGTACAAACTTTATTGTAGGAACTACAGTCTCACAAAGAAACTCAAATGCAACAGGTAATTATGTTGGAGCTGCAGGATCTGCGACTAACGCGCTTACAATTACAAATGCCGGTATTGGTTATTCTGATGGATCTTATAGTGGAGTTTCTTTGACTAACATAACTGGATCTGGAGTTAATGCAACCGCAAACATTACAATTTCTGGAAATGTAGCTACAGCCGCAACAATTAGTGCTGGAGGATCTGGATATCGAGTTGGTGATGTTTTGAGTGTATCCAGTTTAAATGGAAGTACTCTTGGATCTAATCTAAGACTTTCTGTAGGACAAATAGCAGGCATTAATGAAATAATTCTTGATAAAGTTCAAGGTAATTTTACTACTGGTGCTGGTAGTACAATTGCATATGTTGCATCTGGAATCGGAATCACTAATTTAAATGGTGGTGGAGTAACTGCAAGTTATGTGACCGTGGATTCTGAGGAATTTGATGGATTGCATATCAAAGTAAATCATAAAAATCATGGCATGTATGCCCTCAACAACAATGTCGTTATTTCTGGAACATATTCTGATATAACTCCCACAACATTGAACGCAGCATATGCTAAAGAGGATTCTGGAAGCATTGCACTTGTAAGCTCATCTAATTTCTCTACATTTGAAAATGTTGGTGTTGCATCAACAAATCCTGGATATGTTTTAATTGGTGAGGAAATTGTTGCATATGAGGGAGTTAGTGGAAATACTTTAACTGGAATTACCAGACAAATTGATCAAACCAAAGCCTTCTCATATACTGCTGGAACTCCGGTGTTTAAGTATGAGTTAAATGGAATTTCTCTTAGAAGAATTAATAAAACTCATACTCTTCAAGATGTTGGGTTCTCTTCGGCAAGACCTTTTGATCTCGATTATTACTATTTGAAAATTGATTCAAGTTCTGCTGGCAATTCAGCATCTTTACCACAAGGTCAAGTTAATAGAAGTGTTGCAACTTCATTCCCACCACTTTATATCAATGAGACGAAATCTGCTGGGGGAACAAACATTTATGCAACTCAAAATATTCCTTTTGAAATTATAAGACCAAATATTCAAACGATGAACTTGCTTGGAACAGGTCTCTCTGCTTCGATTAGAACAGTAACCGGTTCAAGCGTTGATGGAAATGAGGAATCTTACACTGATGCGGGATATGAACCAATTTCCCTGACATCAAACAATTATCTTAATTCACCAAGAATTGTAGCTTCATCGGTCAATGAGACTTCTGCTTTAACTACACTTCCAGGAAATAAATCATTTACTCTGAACATTAAGATGGATACGTTTGACAGAAATGTATCCCCAGTTATTGATTTGGATAGAGTATCTGCAATCTTTATTAGTAATAGAGTAAATAGTCCAATCGAAAATTATACAACCGATTTTAGAGTTTCTACTCTTGAGGACGATCCATCAGCATTTGTTTATGCATCAAATCCAATTGCTCTTGAAGTTCCAGCATCTTCTCTGAAGGTTATTGTAAGTGCATATGTTAATAGAATTAGCGATCTAAGAGCATTCTATGCTCTTCTGGGTGATCCTACAGAGAAACCCATCTATTACCCATTCCCAGGATATAATAATCTTGATAGTCTTGGTAATGTAATTAATACTGCAAACAATGACGGTTTATCTGATGTTAAGATTGCAAAAACCGATAATCTTGCTAACCTGAGTCGGAATTTAGATTATAGGGAATATACATTCACCACCAATAATCTGACAGATTTTAGATACTTTAGTATTAAATTGATTGGAGCATCAACTGATATGGCTCACCCACCAAGACTCAAGGACTTAAGAGTTATCGCTCTTGCGTGATCATGAATACAAAATTTTCTAAAGTTGAGGGGTATACTAGCTTAGTTCGTGATAATTCTACAAATGCCATTCTGAACACAAATATGAACGATTATCAAAATTATAAAAATTTAAAACTCGCAAAAGAGTCTGAAGGGCAAAAACTTCAAAAACTTGAAGATGATATGAGTAGAATGAAAAACGATCTTGATGAAATTAAAAATCTTCTGAGGGCTTTGACTTATGAATCCAAATAGTATTGAACTTACAAACTTAAATAAATCTTTTGAATATGAAAAGGTTGCTCGTGATATAGATAGTATAAGCGATATTGATGAGTTAAAAAATCTCGCTAAATCATTTGCAAAGTTATATCTAAAGCAAGAAGAAGTTTTATCTGAACTCAAATGGCACAACCCAGCACAAGACAAGAACTGATTGATTATTGCAAAAGAAAACTGGGTTATCCAGTTTTAGAAATCAACGTTGCAGATGAACAAATCGAAGATCTTGTTGATGATGCAATTCAGTACTTTCAAGAGCGTCATTTTGATGGGGTTTATCAAACCTACATGAAGTACAGAATCACCCAAGATGATATTGACCGAGGTAGAGCTAGAACTGGTGGTGTAGGAGTAACTACTACAACCGTATCCCAAAACTTAGGAAACAGCACTTCATTCCAATTTGAAGAAAATGGAAATTATCTTCCAGTTCATCCTTCTGTAATTGGAGTTAATAAAATTTTTAAATTTGATGGGGCAAATACAATTACTCACAACATGTTTAGTATTAAATATCAACTCTTTTTGAATGATATTTACTATTGGGGTTCGGTAGAACTTTTAACATATGCAATGGTAAAAACATATCTTGAAGATATTGACTTCTTACTGAATACCGATAAGCAAATTAGATTTAACAAAAGACAAGATAGACTTTACTTAGATATTGATTGGAGTAGTGTAAGCGTAGGGCAATATTTAATTATTGATTGCTATCGTCTTTTAGATCCAAGTGAGTATTCTAGAGTTTGGAACGATTCCTTCCTGAAACCATATTTGACAGCTCTCATCAAACGTCAATGGGGACAAAATATGATGAAATTTACTGGCGTCAAACTTCCTGGTGGTGTCGAATTAAATGGAAGGCAGATGTATGATGACGCACAAAAAGAAATAGATGCGATTATGGAGAAGATGTCTAATACTTATGAGTTACCTCCATTAGACATGATAGGATAAAAATAATGGCATTAAATCCTTTCTTTCTTCAAGGATCCAAAACTGAGCAGTCGTTAATTCAAGATTTGATTAACGAACAAATCAGAATGTATGGTGTTGAAATTTATTATATTCCGAGAAAATATATTACAAAGAAAAGTGTTATAAAAGAAGTTATCGAGTCTAAGTTCAATTTGGCACTTCCAATTGAGGCATATGTTAATACTTATGACGGGTATGAAGGTCAAGGAACAATATTATCAAAGTTTGGTATTCAACCACTGACAGATTTGACGATTACAATATCAAGAGAAAGATTTGAAAATTACATCACACCATTAATAAAAGATAAACCAAATATTGAACTTTCGACAAGACCCAAAGAAGGAGATTTAATTTATTTTCCTTTAGGAGACAGATTATTTGAAATTAAATTTGTTGAGCATGAGCAACCTTTTTATCAGTTACAAAAAACATATACTTACGAATTGAAGTGTGAACTCTTTAGATATGAAGATGAAGAGTTCAATACTGATATTGATGAAATCGACGATAATATTTTAACTGATGGATATACACAAACTTTAAGATTGGTTGGAGTTGGAACAACTGCAACAGCAATTACTGGAATATTAAATGGCGCTGTGCGTTTGATTGCAGTCACAAATAGGGGATATGGATACACTTCATTACCTCAAGTTGCAATTTCTTCGGCTCCAGCAGGAGGATTAACTGCAGTTGGAATTTCGACGTTTATTGATACTATCGTAGACTGTAATGGAACTACATCTAATAAGATTCAAGGGGTTGAACTTATAAATCCTGGTTATGGATATACCGTAGCACCAGCAGTTGTATTTGTTGGCGGCGGAGGGGCTGGAGCAGCGGCAACTGCAACTATTGGTAATGGTGTAGTTGGAGTTATCACGGTAACAAATGGTGGTGGTGGTTATGCAACTACGCCGATTGTAACTATTCCTGCTGCGCCGGCGGGAGGAATTAATGCTACGGCAAGAGCATATATTAATACTGTTGGGGTTGTAACTTCAATTAGAATTACAAATGCTGGAGCAGGTTATACTGTAGCACCAACTATTACCATAGCAACTCCAACTTCTTCTGGAGTTGGTACATATATTCATGGAGAAATTGTTACCGGATCAATTAGTGGAACAACTGCTTTAGTAAAATCTTGGGATGCACCTACTGGAGAACTTAATGTTTACAAAATTAATGGTAGTTTTGTAAATGGTGACGTTATAACTGGCACTGGATCTTCTGCCGCATATAAATTAAGAACATATTCATCTAATGATAATGTGGATAAATATGCTGATAATGATAATATTGAATCCGAAGCAGATGCAATTATTGATTTTTCTGAAAAAAATCCTTTCGGGACACCATAGATAGATTATCTTTTTGTTAAATAGATTATATAAGGAATTGCTAACATGTTTGAATATTTTTATCACGAAATATTGAGGAGTACCATTGTAGCGTTTGGATCACTCTTTAATGATATTTCAATTAAACATACTGATGATTCTGATAACACCACTAGTGTTATTAAAGTTCCTTTAGCCTATGGTCCAACACAAAAATTCTTGGCAAGACTTGAGCAAGTTCCAAATCTGAATAAACCTGTTCAGATTTCTCTTCCAAGAATGTCTTTTGAATTTACTGGATTAACTTACGATCCTTCAAGAAAGGTTACAACAACACAATCATTTGTGTCGGGTCTTGATTCTGATGGAACAAAACCTAGAAAAACTTATATGCCAGTTCCATATAATATGCGCTTTGAGTTAGCAATTTACTCAAAGCTAAATGATGACATGCTACAAATTATAGAGCAGATATTACCATATTTTCAACCCGCATATACATTATCTGTTGATTTAGTAAGAACTATTGGAGAGAAAAGAGATATTCCTGTAGTGTTTGAAGGCATTACAATGGAGGATGATTATGAGGGAAATTTTGAAACCAGAAGATCTTTAATCTACACACTTAGATTTACTGCAAAGACATATCTTTTCGGACCAATCGCAGATGTATCAAAAGATATTGTCAAGAAAGTTACTATCGGTTATATTGGTGGAGATCAAACATCAAGCCCATCAAGAGATCTTTCTTACAGTGTAGAACCAAGGGCTATCAAAAACTACACAGGAACTGTAACTACAACTCTTGTCGGAGATATTGATGCATTAGATACTACCATTTTTGTTGAAGTTGCAGATGCATCAAATATACCAGCACAAACATACATCGTTCTTGATAGTGAAGAAATGTATGTGGAATCTAAGACTGGAAATACTCTTAAAGTAACAAGAGGATCTGATAATACACTTATTGCACCTCATGTTGGAGGAACTGCTGTTAAGAAGATAACTGCAGCAGACGATGCTCTGATCAATATTGGCGATGATTTTGGATTTAGTGGATCATGAAGATGACAAAGAAATTCGACAAACTGAATGAGACCTTTGATGTTTCGAATGAAATTGTCGAATCAAAATCTGAAATTATAGAATCAAAGGTTGAGTCTATATCTTCCTCGGTAGAAGATATTAAAAAAGACTACGAGTATACACGAGGAAATTTGTATTCGATTATTGAAAAGGGACAAGAAGCAATTAATGGTATTCTTGAACTTGCGGCAGAAAGTGAAATGCCCAGAGCATATGAAGTTGCGGGACAATTAATTAAAAATGTTTCCGATGCTACTGACAAGTTAATGGATCTTCAAAAGAAATTAAAAGATATTGAAGAAACAAAACAAGTTCGTGGTCCAACAAATGTTACAAATGCATTGTTTGTTGGATCTACAGCGGAACTTTCTAAACTTTTAAAGGATGGATTGAATCCACAAGATAAATAACTAAAAAAGTCCTATGGCAGTACCAGCAGTAAATATAGTAATCGAAAAAGGTGCAGATTATTTTGCAACTTTTACGATTACAAATCCAGATGGAACTCCATATAATTTAACTGATACTAGTGCATTATCAACTTTAAGAAAATTTCCGGATGCAACATCTGGAATTACAACATTCACATCGTCTTTAGTTGTTGCCACTGGAAAGGTAACGATATCACTTGGTAATTCAATCACAAGTGAATTGGACATGGGTCGTCATTATTATAATATTGTAATTACAAACAACAATACAAATAAAAAAACGAGAGTCATTGAAGGAATGGCTATTGTTACATAAATATTTTTAAACCAAGAGTATTCCCATGGCAGATTATT